GTTCGATGCGTCGTCTGACATGAGCGGCTTCGGGATCACGGTCGACAGCTCCGGGCTGGACCGGCTGCGTGAATACGCGGACCGGCTCAGCAACGTGCAGCTGCGCGACCTGCAGGAAGGCATCGGCGCGGAAGTCGAGTCGCAAACCAAGCGACGCATCGCGGAGGAGAAGGAAAGCCCGGACGGCGCACCCTGGGCCGAGTGGTCCGACGTCCACGCCGCCACGCGCCACGCCGGGCAGAGCCTGCTGCAGGGCGAAGGCGACCTGCTCGACAGCATCCAGTATGAGATCTCCGGCGGCGAGATCCGCGTCGGCAGCCCGCTGGTGTACGCCGGCGTCATGCAGCACGGCGCCAAGCGGGGCGAGTTCGGACAGAGCAGCCGGGGGCCGATTCCCTGGGGCGACATCCCCAGCCGCGAATACCTGGGCCTGTCCATCGAGAACGAAGACGACCTGCTCGACCTGGTCGAGGACTACATCGAACACGAGGTAACGCCGCTATGAGCCTGGCCAGCATCCGCACCGCCATCGTCGATACCCTGCGTGCGAGCCTGCCGGCGCCCGTCAAGGTGGACGCCCACGGCGGCCGCTTCGATGGCGGTGAGCTCAAGCGTGTCTCGATGCACCCGCCCGGCGTGTACGTCGCGGTGCTCGGGTTTGAGCAGATGGGACAGACAGACAGCTACCAGCTGACGCTGGCCGCCTACCTGATCACGTCGGACAAGCCAGGCAGCGACCGGGGCGAGGAAGCGCTACTGCTCGCCAACACGCTGCAGGCGGCCGTCAACGGCAACGACTGGGGTCACGACCAGGCGGAAGGTGTGCCGGAACGCATCAGCGGCCGGAACCTCTATGGCGCCTCCATCGATCGCCACGGCATCGCGATGTGGGCGCTCAGCTGGCGCCAGCGTTTCGAGCTGTTCGACGACGAGGATCCCGGCCAGGCACTGAACGACTTCATTACATACCACGGCGAGATCGACGTGGACGATACACAAGACGGAGAACCCGCCGTGGTCGACACCGTCGAGCTTCCGCAGGAGTAGAGCATGAGCAAGCGCGTTTACATCAAACCCAAGCAAGGCCTGGTGGTGCGCGACCCCGCCACCTTCAAGCGGCTGCCCGAGGAAGGCGGCTGGGTGACGTTGAACAGCTACTGGACCCGGCGCCTGAACGACCAGGACGTCGTCAAAGCCAACCCGCCCAAGAAGACGGCGCGCGCCAGCACCGCAGCGAGCGAGGAGAAATAAGCGATGGACTTCAACCAGATTCCCGACGACCTGCGCGTGCCGCTGGCGTACATCGAGTTCGACAACAGCCGCGCCAACACCGGCGCCGTCACCAGCCAGCACCGCCGCCTGGTCATCGGCCAGATGCGCAGCAGCGGCACCGCCACCGCCGGCGAGCTGATCCGTGTGACCCGCCCGGACCAGGGCCAGCCGCTGTTCGGCGAGGGCTCCATGCTCGCCGAGATGGTGCGCGCCACCCTCGACACCGACCAGTTCATCGAGACCTGGGCGATCGCCCTGGAAGACGACGCCGCCGGCCAGGCCGCAACCGGCAGCATCCAGATCAGCTCACCGCCCACCGCCGCCGGCACCCTGGTGCTCTACATCGCCGGCCAGCGGATCCGTGTGGGCGTGGCGGCCGACGACGAAGTCGCCGACGTGGCCACCGCCGCCGCCGACGCGATCAACGCGCTGGGCCGGCTGCCGGTGACCGCGTCCGCCGCCACCGACACCGTCACCTTGACGTGCCGTTGGAAGGGCGAGACCGGCAACGACATCGATCTCCGCGCCAACTATTACAGCGGCGAAGAGCTGCCGGCCGGCTTGGCGCTGACGTTCACCGCCATGAACGGTGGCACTGCCAACCCCGATATCGCGCCGGCGATCGCCGGCATGGCCGGCACCTGGTTCAAAACCGTGGTGATGCCGTACACCGACACCGCCAGCCTGGACGCCCTGGCCGACGAGCTGGAAGAGCGCTGGGGGCCAATCAAGGCCTCCGACGGCATCGCCTACGCGGCTTTCCGGGGCACGCACTCCGAGACCGCGACGTTCGGCGAGGCCCGCAACGACCACGTGATGAGCTATTTCCCTGCCGGCGGTTTCCTCACGCCGCCGTGGATCCTCGCGTCGGTGAACGCGGCGGTGGCCAGCTACTACCTGAACATGGACCCGGCCCGCCCCCTGCAAAGCTTGGAGCTTCCTGGCTTGCTGCCGCCGGTGGCGTCCGACCAGTACTCCGTGGCGGAACGCAACCTGCTGCTCTACTCGGGCATCTCGTCCTACAGCGTGGACGCGGCCGGGACGGTGCGGCTGGACGCGCAGATCACCAACTACCAGGTCAACAGCTACGGCAACGAAGACCCGAGCTACCTGTACGTGAACACGCCGGCGACGCTGGGCGCGCTGCGCGACCGCACCCGCAACTGGGTCACCCAGACGTTCCCGCGCCACAAGCTGCGCGGCGACGGCCTGATCCGGCCTGGCGCGGCGATCGTCACGCCGGAGATATTCCGCGACGCCTACTACGGCGGCGTGGCCAAGCCGGCGGAGGACGACGGGCTGATCGAGAACGCCCGCCAGCTGGTGGACGGGATGATCTGCGAGATCGACCAGAACAACCCGAACCGCCTTAACACCCTGACCCGGCCGGACCTGGTGAACCAGTTCCGCTTCTACGCGGAACGCATGCAGTTCCGCGTTTAAACCCTCTGTAAGGAGTTCATCCAATGCCACGTCTAATTGGCTCCGCCCAGATCGAGTTCGATGGTGCCGTGCTCCGCGTTGAGCAGGGCAACGCCACGATCTCGCTGGGTGGCGATGTCGCTCAAACCCACATGGGCAACGGCCGAGTCAACGGCCATTCGTTTTCCACCGAGGCCGGCCGCCTGGAGGTCACCATCTCCGTCGCCAAGGGCGAGAGCATTAAGCAATACCAGGGCAAGGAAGGCACGGCCGTGTTCCGTGCGGACACCGGCCAGCGCTACATCATCACGAACGGCGTGCTGGTGGAGAACCCCAGCGTCAAAACCAACGCCGGCGGCAACGTCAACCTGGTGTTCGAGGGTGACCCGGCCGAGGAGCAGGTATGAACCAGGACACCTTCGAGCTGATCGACGGGCTCAAGCCGGTGAAGGACCTGCACCGGACCTGCACCATCCGCACCGCCACCGCCGGCGATGTGATCGACGCCCAGACCGCCGCCGAGCGCGTGGTTCACACCGCCGACGGGCCCCTGCTGCTGGTCAGCGACAGCAAGATGGGCTGGGAGATGACCAAACGCCAGGTGGTGCGCATCGGCAGTATCCAGGGGCCGCTTGAAGACGAAGATATGCGCGCCCTCAGCGGCCGCGATCTGAACCTGATCGGCGCCAAGATCGAGGCGCTGGACGAAGCCGCCTGGAAAGCCGCCAAGGAGCAAACGAAACGGGGGCGAGACGAGGGGCCTGGTGGAGCCGATCGAGATCATGATGCTGAGGCTCTCGGTCAGACTCGGGTGGACTGAGGACGCCACCAAGGCCCTGCCGCTCCGCCGTCTGTACACCCACTTTAGAAGGCTGACGCCGACCAATGAGTGACCTGCGCACCTCCCTGATCATCGACCTGAACGGCAACCTCCAGCAGCGTGCGCGCCGCTGGGGGCGTTCGATTGATAAGTTCTCACGGGAAGGCTCGGCCAGCCTGGGCCGCTTCGAGCGTGGCGCCAACCGCCTGAACAACGGCCTGGGCATGCTCGGCAACCGCTGGGCGGGGCTGCTCACCGGCGCGGCCGCCGTGGCCACCGTGCGCCAGGTGGGCAACTTCAACGACCGCCTGATCCGCCTGGGCATCCAGGCCAACCTGGCCGACGACAAACTCGACGGCCTCAAGAACAAGATCTTCGACACCGCCAACGCCGCCAACGTCCGCGTTGCGCCGGACCAGTTGCTGAATGCCATCGACGCCATCGTCGAGAAGACCGGCGACCTGAAGTTCGCCGAAGACAACCTGATGAACATGGGCGTGGCCATGCAGGCCACCAACGCGATGGGCGCGGACATCGGTGAGCTGTTCGCCGAGTTCCAGAAGATGAACATCAAGGCGCCGGAGGAAGTGCTGCGCGCCATCGACGTGCTGAACGTCCAGGGCAAGGAAGGGGCCTTCACCCTGCAGAACCTGGCGCGGCTCGGCCCCCGGGTGATCACCGCCTACACCGCCACCGGCCGGGGCGGCGTGGAGGCACTGCGCGAGATGGGCGCCGCCCTGCAGATGATCCGCCAGGGCACGGGCAGCTCCGAGATGGCCGC